AGAATGCCACGCGCTATCCTGCTTTGCATACCTTGTTCTGGCGTCTGAGCCTCAGCAGGCTTTCGGCCATACACAGCGCCCATAGCTCGCGTGATTGGATCGCCAGTCGTACCAAGTGCGTCTTGCAGTGCCATGATTAACCTCTCGGTGGCGGCGTCTTAGAAGTTGTTTCCGGCGTTGCTACATTGCCGTAGATGGTGCGGTATAGATTGGTCAATGTCGTATTCAGCATGTCACGCGTAGCCTGATCAGCAGCGTAACCAGCACGAATAGCAGCGGCTTGGTACTGATCACCAATACCAGCAATCTTGATACCTTGATCAATCAAGTCTTGAGCACCACGCTGTTGCATCTCTTGCATACGCGCTTGCTGTTGTTGTTGCGCAGTACCGCTAGTCAAACCACGCTGTGCAAGCTGTTGCTTTTGCCTTGCATCAAGCGCTGCCATTTGCTGTTGTTGCACTGGTGTTAGTTCACCGCGCTGACCGCGAGCAATCATTTCCTGACCAAGTGCGCGATTAGGTGCACCTATCTGAGATAGTTCCTGCTGCATCCTGCGGGCTTGCTGTCCTGCCTGCCTAGCCTGAAACAATGCGGCAGCAGTGCCAAGTCCAGCTAATCCTTCTCTTGTACCTAGCACTTGTTTTGCGCCAGTCTTAAGCATGTCTTCAAAACTACGGCCAGGCGCCGCACCTTGGTCTATTGCCTCTTGCTTAAAGTCTCTTACCTGTTGCGGCCCAACAAATTCATTAGGCATTGCAGCCATTTGAGGTGCAAACGATCTAGTCATTGCTGGCTCAAACTGTGGTTGAGTTTGCGCTTGCTCCATCGTATCGGCAGGTGCTGAGTAAATAAATGCGTTACTCATATCAATGGGTTGAGATACAGTTTCCGGCGAAAAGACCTGGTTATCAAACCCTTGCTGTTCAGCAGGAGCCATGTCTTCATAACCGCCAAGAAAGTCGCCGTTCTCAAACTCAGGCAACCCAGTATTAGGATTCATGGTGCCAGCGCCACCTCTAGACTTTAGTAGTGCAGCCTCTTGCGGTGTGATGTGAGCCAAGATAGTATCTTGCCCACGCCCCTGCCTGCGTAGCATCTCTGCTAAGGCTTTGAGATCGAGGCCACCACCGAGAAGTGCGGCAAGTTGTTTAGCCATGATTAGATTCCTAACAAACGACGTAATTTCAACGATCTAACGTTCCACACTGGTTCCTGTTTCTCTTCAGGCGTACCCTCTATATCACCTAGATAGCCTTCTGACAAGCCTGGTCTAACAGGAAGTAAGGATGCAGTCTCTTCTACCCTGCTTCCAGGCGGTACAGGTGTTCGTACTGTCTTCGGACTTACTGTTAACTTTTGCTCTACCGTTACTGGTGGCGTCTCTACAACCGACTCCGGTGGCGTGTACGGTGGAGGCTCAATAGGAGGTGGTGGAGGCGTTTCAGGTACGGTTGGTTTTTCTAACTCTTGAATAATCTGTTGTAGCAATTGATCTTCAGGCGTTAGTTCTGCAGGAGGCGGCTCTACAGAAGGCGGTTCTGGCTGCGTAGGCTCAGGTTCTTCCGTATTGATCTGAGGTGTAGGTTCAGGTGTAACCTCTGGTTGCGTGGTTACTTCTGGTTGCGTGGTCACCTCTGGCTGAGGCGTTACCTGCGTTACGGTTTCTGGCTGAGTCTGTGTGGCAGTTTCTGGTTGAGTCTGCGTAACGGTTTCAGGCTGTACTTGCGTTGCAGTATCAGTTGCAGTCTGTGTACCTGTTTGCGTTTGAGTGCCAGTCTGTGTCGCCGTATCTGTAGCCGTTGTTGTCGATGTGGCCGTGTTGTTAGTCGTATCAACAGTTACGCTAGCTCCTGGCGTTAAGACAGTTCCTGTTGTGTCAACTGATGGCACGTTTGTCGCACCACCGTCTTGCGTTAGCACAAGCGATGTACCGTTACCATTATCTTGCAAGACAACACCAGTTGTTACATTTGTCGTTGCACCACCTGTTGTTTCTGTGGGATAGGTTGCCGCTAAACCTGACGTATCGGTGACTACTGGGGTTGTGACTGCAGGCGCTGTTGTAACAGTTGGCGTCGTAGTAACTGCAGGCGCAGTTTCTGTAACAGCCGGAGTAGTTGATGGCGTTATTGCAGGGGCGGTTGGCACTACAGTTGTTTGCCCTGGTGTAAGACCATTAGCAGGAACAATGGTTAATGCACCAGTGTTATCAATGACAGACGCTTGATTGTTATTTGCATCAACCGCAACAACTACTGCCGTATTGGTTGTATCAGGAGCCACCTCGAAGGAAGGTATGTCAACGCCAGTTGTTTGAAGCGTACCAAGGTTGTCAGGTGTTAGATCAACCTCTGGATTGACTGTTGAGCCACCTGGTAGGGTTGTTCCCGTTACTGTTAATGATGCGCCAGGAGGAGCAGCAACACCACCAGGGACTTGTACGCCAAAGTTGTTTTGCACTGCTGTAGCTAACTCTTCGCCCGTGTTAATAGCAGCAGCAGTCTTGCCGCCAATGACAGCGCCAAGCACTGCTTTACCTCTAGCAGCATTGGCGTCACCAGAGATTGCATATTCAGTTAAGCCTTCTTCAAACCCTTCAGTAAGGGGTTCTAGCAATGTACGCGCAACGACATTGTTAGCGCCTGGTATTAAGCCAACAGCAGCAGTAACCAAAGCTGCAACACCAGCATCCTGCCTAGCCATGCGAGCCAGTTCTTGCGGCGTAGCATTAGGATTGGTTACCTTAAGTTCATCAATTTTCTGCAAGGCTTGAGCGCCAGCAGACTCGGCAGCATTAAGTGCCATCGAACCAAGGAACTGAGCCACCTTGCCGCCTGGTAGCAACAAAGAAGGCAATTCTTGAATTAACTCTGAACCAAGTATGGCCGCAGCACCGGCAGGATTGTTAAGCGTAGCGCTGGCAATAGCTCTGGCAATCTGCTCTGTTGTTGCATTAGGATCGCTTGCGACGCGATAGATTTCATCAACAAAGGCTTGCGACTGTTGGTTAACAGTCTCTGGCCGCATAAGCTCGCCAGACGTTTGAATAGCCTTGAATTGATCTATAGCGCCTTGCGAGTCAACGCCTAACTGCTGGGCAGTCGCAGAAATAGCCGCGCCCAACTCTCCAAGTCCAGCCTGTGCCGTTCCCGTTAAACCACCTGCAACTTCATTAGCCCTGGTGTAAACGCTCTTAGTTTGGCTTACGATGTTGCCACTGCCATCAATCGTGGCTGTATCACCTGTTGCTTTGTCGCGCTGCGTTACCGTGCCATCAGCATTCTGCGTAACAACTAGATTGCCTACAGGCAGGACATTGGCGTCACGCTCTGTACTGATACTCAGGCTTGCAAGATCATTGGCAGTTAACTGCTTGCCAATTAGGTTTGGGTCACCGGCATACAGAATGCCTTGATATACCGCATTGGCAGGCAGTGCTTCAACCGCACCGATGACGTTAGGATTATCAAGGAATACGCCACCACCAGCAATCGTGCTTGCTTCACCTGTAGGCAGCAATTGCGTGATCTTGCCTGTATTGATATCTCTAAGATAGATGGTTCCGTTCGGGCCTTGATAGCGTTCAGTAAGCGGATACAGTTCTCTAGCAGCAGCTTCTGCCGCTGTAATTTGCTGCGCACCTTGCATAGCCTGGTTAGTAGACTGAGCCTGATTAACCGCTTGTTCTTGCGCCACAATGCCGAGCACATCGTCTTGTGCAGCGCCGCCCGTCGTATCCATGCCGACATCTGGCGTTGTGCCTATACCACCTGTTGTTACACCAACAGTTGTCGTGTCGGTTGTCGCACCGCCGCCAATAGTTGTTTGAGTGCCTGCAACTTGGGCAGGCGTTTCACCTTTGTTAATTGCAGCGGTAGAACCACCAATAAATCCTTGAATGGCAGATTGCGTGACATCACCGCCTGTAGCTAACGCTTGAGCAACACTGGTTGCCGCTGATACTAAACCACTATCAAGTACCGTATCACCTGTTAAGGAAGTGCCAGATAATGTTTGCTGCGCACCATTAGCAATGACTGAGTTAATAACGGCATTGCCTACATCACCGCCAGTAAGCGCTGCGGTTGCACCTGAACGAACAACGTTATCAACAAGCGAGTTGCCGGTAAGTCCGCTTGTTAGCTGGCCTACGCCAGCGCTAATAGCTGCGTTTTTAATAGCCGTTTCAGGGTCTGCGCCAGCAGCAACGCTTGTAGCGGCGTTGATAACAGCGCCACCAATTGCAGTAGCAGTAGCGCCTGTAGCGCCGAGTGCCGTACCGATGACTTGAGCAACCCCAGGAAATGCTGCCGTTCCAACGGTAACAAGCAAGGGAAGAACAGTTTGTAGCGCGCCGCCATCAACTTGAACATCAGTAATGGTCGTTCCAGTTGCTGGATCAAGATACTCATATCGAGTCATCTTTCCAGTCAAACCACTTTGATCATCAGCCTTGCGAACAATATCAGTTGGATTTAAGACCGCATACGTTTTGCCATTAACGGTTATATCGTTGTACGCAACCGTATCGCCTTGCTCACCTGCTACGGTATAAGCAGCATTCTGTACTGCTTGCTGTATAGCGCTAGATGTCGCTACAGACGAGGCTGGCGTAGCAGGTGTTTCAACCACTGGCGCAGGCGTAACAACAGGAGCCGGAGCAGGAGTTGGAGTAGGAGTTGGAGTAGGAATAACAGCGGCAGGTTCAGGTGTAAATGTCTCTCTTGGGCTTGCTCCAACCTGCGCTTCTGTATCTTGATACAACAAATCCATGACTTGCTGATCAACTGTAGGTTCAGGTGAAGGCGTGTAAACAGGTGCTGGTTCAACGTAATCAGGAGCCTGCAAAACAGGCTCTTGATAAGTAGGCTGAGGATCAGTCGCCGGAATGCCTAGCAAATCATAAACTTCTTGCACTGCATTACCAGGGTCTACTGAAGCAATCCAGCTTTTAATCTGAGAAGGCAATACACCACGATCTAATGCGCTGGCAACGTAACCAATCTTTGTTCCAAGATCGGCTTCTGTATTCCAACTAGTACCAAAGAAATTAACGATAGCCATGTCACAACCCCAGGCGATTGATGATGGATTGATGAATACTTAAATGGCCTTGCAACCATTCATAGAAATCATCTTCTTGGTTCCAATCGGTATCAAACAAGTCAAACGGATTCTCAAGACTGAGCCTGTTAGCAAGCACTTCATGCTCTTGGTAGTGCGACCAGAGCCAGTCATCAAGATCATCAAGATCAGCATCCGCTAACGGATACTGAGGTATGACAATATCTTGGTCTAGCAACTGTATGTAAAACGTACGATGCTGCTGCGCGTTTTCAAAGATCATTTCTCTCAAACCATCAGAGTCACCAAAGACTACGTTTGAAAGATTGTCCAGGTTCATACCGCTACTTTACGAATAGCTCTTGCAATCAATGATTGATTTTTAGCATTGTTGGCCTGACTCCCATCAGGGAAATCAATCCGTGTTGCAGTAGTTAAACCTACCCCAGGGTTGGTGCTTGTCCATGTTCTTAAATTGGTAGCGAAGGCTTCTGATCCACCCGATTGAAACGCTGCAACGCTAGTCTGTGCAGGCGTTCCTGTTGTGTAGTTGGAACCCCGTGAAGGGACTGAATATGGATTAGAACCGTTTGTCGTGACGTTAGATGCCGTAGTTGGTTTAAGGTTGTAGTAGCAAATCTCTAACTCATAAAGCGCAGGCAGATACCAATCTGAATAGCCGTTGATCGTTAACGCTGCACACCATTGAGCAGCGGGGTAGGTTGAAGAATCAAGCTCTGCTGTATTCGTTGCACCGTCATAAGTAGACAAACCTAAAGAATCTGATGTAGCTGAAGTTTTGTAATTAACCGATGCGTTTTGACCTGACGCCTTCGGGGAGACTAACAGGTAGTAAGTGTTACCACCAAAGGCTATTTGCCCTGCGTAGTAACCACCCTGCCAGAACTCACCAATGGCTGTTGGGCCTTGCGTCCTTGTGCCAATACCAAATGATCCAAATCCTTGGGCAGAGCCGCTACCTAATGATTGGATGATAGGCATTATGCGAACCTAGTCTGTGAAGCCAAGACCGTGAACGTAGCTGATCCAGTCTTGATGATGGAGTAAGAGTAAACGTCAATCGAACTAGCATTACCTGCTGTTGGAGCAGTACCACCCAACCACTTAGGAGTTACTGACGAACCATCAACCTGTACGGCAGAGTTGTAGTAAGCAGTGCCTCCATTAGTCACTAGAAAGGCACAGGTTAAGACTTCGCCTGTAGCCATTGCAGTATTCAGTGAAGTACCAGAAGAGGCTCTAAAGTTGACTGTGAAGTTCCCAGAGGCATTCGTTGTGTAGTACAGAACACCTTGGGTTGTCGTGTCGAAGTTGATCGTGCCTGTTGCTGCTGTTGCTGATACCGTGATTGTCTCAACAACACCTTGTAGCTTTGCACCGATCTGCGAGGATGTGGATGCTAGAGAGAGTTGTTTGGCAAAGGTCGCAGCCTGTGCAGAGGAAATCGTAAGTGCAAGCGTACCTCCAGTCTTGACCTCTAGGATGTCTGTGTTGTCAGACGTAATAGAGGTTCCAGCGGTAGCTGCATTAAGGACGTTAGCCATTATTAACCTCTACCCAATTGACTGCTTCTTCATCCCATGTGTACATATTACCGTCTGTGGGCATTGCTACTGGAGCCTCCCACTGAGCATTAGCATTAAGAAGCCAGCTAGCAAAGGGCTTAGGCGGCACAAACGCGTCAATGTCTGCTCGGTAGGTATAACCAATCCCTGCGTAGTTCTTACGCATGTTGCCGTTATAACTTGTCTGCTTCCACGTTCCACCGAGAATCTTCTCTAGATGGGCAGCACCGATGTGTTCTTTCTCAACACCGCTAGCGTCTGAAGTATCCTTGTTATCAACAACGACAACCTGCGTGACGATGTTGTTTTCATCAATCTTTGCGAAGTGAGCCATTACGCCTCCAGCCTAAGTCCGGTTAAATCCATTTCTTCCCCGACAACACCGACAGGAAAGGTATTAAAACTGAGTGAGATTCTTGTGTCCTCGCCTTTGACTTCAGGAACCATATGTGTGAGCGACGAAGGAAAGAGAATCAGTCTGCCTGCATAAGCCTCAAACCACCACGATTCAGAGTTATACGGGTTCCACTGGTCGGGAGGGAATTTGATCTGCTGCCAGCCATCTTTGTAGAAGTAAATCCTGTCATCAGGGTTGGTCTGGACATAGAACACACCTGAGATGTAACTATTAGGATGAGCGTGTTTGTGGTGATACTGACCTTGCTCTGAGTAATTGCACCAGCTTTGCGTGACTCTCAGGCTTACATTGTGCTTAGGATTGACTGTGGACTTGAAGTATTCCGATACAGCATCCTCAATAAACGAACGTAGGTTTGTCAGTACAGGGCTACGCAAGACAAAGTTATCAGTGCTTGTCGTATTTCCCTGATTCGGCCTCGTCTCAAGCTCACGGATGAAGAACAACTCCTCATCGGACAAGGGGCGACCTAATTCAGCAAAGCCTACAGGTGTCGGAAAGAGATTATGCAATTGCATCTTCAATTTCCTTTTGCTTGATGCCCATTTCTTTGAGTTGCTCGTCGGTGTAAATCGTAGGGATGCTGTCCTCAAACTCTCTGATCTTGTCTATCACCCAGTAGACCTCTTCAATACTCGGACAAGGTCTAGGATCATCCCAACGTGTAAAGACGTTGTTAGAGATTTCCCACTTAGCACCGGGACGTAGCAGGTGCATGGCTGTGTCTATCCCCAGAAACTTATAAACTTTTGTAGTCATGTTATTGATTGATTTTGATGATTACGATACCGGAGCCGCCTGCGCCGCCTGTGCCGTCATTAGGCCCATAGCCAGCACCGCCGCCGCCACCGCCCGTAAATGCCGTTCCAGCGCCGCCAGTAGCATTGTTATTAGTTCCATCTCCCGCACCACCTTTTTGTGAAGAAGGTGTAGAAACTCCACCACCTAAACCAGCAGTTCCGCCTTGAGAACCTCCGCCACCTCCACCAGCGTAATAAACAGTTGAACCAGAGATTGCAGATGTTGATGCTATACCTCCTGCCCCACCAACAGCCGGACTAAGTTGACCGTTGGCTCCTGCGCCGCCAGAACCGCCACCACCTGCGCCACCCCTAGCCGCAGAAGAACCACCCCCGTTACCTCCATCGTATCCTTGCCTTGTGCCACTAATAAATGATGACCCAGGGTAAATTCCTTTTCCTCCCGACCCCCCATCTGTCGCTCCACCGCCAGACCCACCGTTTAAGCCTGGATTAGCAGGCGCTCCTGGTCTGTCATCCCTGCAACCACCTGCACCACCACCAAAAGAATTAATACCGCTTAAAGTTCCAGTAATAGTTGTGCTAGAAACGGTTTGACTTACGTTAACAGTGTAAGTTCCGGTACCACCTCTTCCAGTTCCATAGCCTGTAATAAGCGTTCCAGTTGTAACACCTGTGCCAGATAAAGCCATTCCAGCATAAAAAGTGTTAGTGACTGTGCCGCCAACAGTTAGGGTTGTCCCTGATATTGATGATGCCGTTCCAGAAGCACTAGATATAGACGGATCGTTTGATATTGGAGAACCAGAAAATGATGAATTGGCCCCACTACTTCCTTGAGATTGGTATGTTCCACCGGAACCCCCACCGCCAACTACAATCGTATAATCTTGTCCGGCTGTAACAGATTGACTTGAAGCCAATCTGACTCCACCGCCACCACCACCACCTCCTAAACCCCCACCACCCCCACCACCCGCAACCACAAGGTAGTCAACAGAGGTCACACCAGTAGGACATTTCCACGTAGTCGTGCCTTTGAATACAAAGACGGTTTGGCTAGCAACGGTGTACTTTAGGATGACGATACCGGAGCCGCCTGCGCCGCCAACTGCTACACCACTAGAGGGGGCGCCAACCGTTCCACCCCCGCCACCATTACCTGTGTTGGCCGATGCTGATGGCCCATTGGCAACAGGTCCAGGGGAAAAAGCACCGCCTACACCACCTGTAGCGTATGTAACAGACGAACCTGTAATTGAAGAAGCCGTTCCTAACCCGCCGCTGCCACCTGCCGTATTTGACCCATTACCACCAACCCCACCCGCACCCCCGCCGCCGCCCGAACCATAATTTGGTGCTGAATAATTACCAGAACCGCCGCTATTTCCTTGTGATGGACTAGTAGATGGGGTATTCCCTGCCCCGCCTGGAATAGAGGCTCCAGAACCGCCGCCACCAGACCCACCGGCAAGTCCGCTTACGTTGGCACCTCCACCACCACCTCCACCGCCAGTAGATGTGATTGTGCTAAAGACGGAGTTGTTTCCTGCGTTACCAGGGCCTACCGAGCTATTTGTTGTTCCACCAGCGCCAACGGTAATTGTGTAATCAGTGCCAGCAGTTACTGAAAAACCCGTTCCCGTTCTAAAACCACCGGCCCCACCACCACCGCCTCCTGATGAAGTGTTTGCATTACTAGAACCTGCACTAGCACCACCGGCCACTACCAAATACTCCACCTCTGTCACCCCAGCAGGGCATGTCCACGTAGAGGTAGCCGTAAAGGTTTGGATGACGGTGTAGCCACCACCGCCGCCTCCTCCAGAGAAGGCAGCAGCAATCATTGCACTTAATGCACCAGCCATATTAGGTCACTCCTGCACCAGAGACATACCATGTATCCGAGCCTACATATAGCAATGTAGCCATTCCTTTAGTTGCTACGGTACGATTGCCGGTTGCCCCGTTAGCTAACTGAAATGTCACACCAGATGTAGCGTTTTGAATCGTTAAGTTACCTGAGTTGTTGTTCACAACTAAGATCGTAGTCCCTGTTGGAAATGCTACAGACGCATTGGTAGGAACGCTTAACGTAGCCGTAGAACCGCCGGTAAAGTAAACGTGTTTACCTTGATCGGTTAGTGCCAATGTTGTATTGGTGCTTTGCGGTGCGTTGATATAACCAACCTTGTTAGTACCGTCTACCGTACAGTTACTGAGCGTTCCTGATGTCGGTGTGCCTAGTACAGGGGTTACTAGGGTTGGTGTATTAGCAAATACGTTAGCACCAGTTCCAGTCTCATCCGTTAGCGCAGCAGCCAAGTTAGCAGACGAAGGTGTTGCTAAGAATGTAGCTACGTTAGCAGCTAATCCTGAGATACCTGTGCTTACTGGTAAGCCTGTACAGTTTGTTAACGTACCTGTCGATGGTGTACCTAATGCACCACCGGAGGTTAGTCCAGTAGCGAACGATAAGTTACCTGAACCATCTGTAGACAGAAACTGTCCAGCAGTACCGTCTGTGCCTGGTATCGTAAACGTTGTATTAGATGAGGTGTTTGCAGATTGGACGGTTGTAGTCCCCGTTCCAGATGCGTTACCCTGAAGTTTGATTTTGCTCATAGCTTATCCTAAGACCATCCAAGATTGACCATCTGGAACCGTTACAGCATACCCCGCCGCAACAGTCACCGGACTGACCGACAAACCGTTGGTATTGCTCGTTAATGTCACGTTAGAAGAAATAAGTATCTGCGATTCTAAGATAGGCCCACCAGCACCACCACCCGTCGCAGACAAGGTTCCTGATGACAGACTTAACCCCGACCCTACCGTTACGTTACTAAACCCACCTGTGCCATTATTTGCCAACAACTCAGCACTTGTACCCGTAGGAGCAGCAGCAGCGCCAATCGTGTTGTAGGACAGCGTGACTGCTGTTGACCCATCAAACGTTGTTCCCGATGCAGCGCCAGACCCAGAGTTGTTAAGGGTTAGCGCGTTAGTGGTTGTTCCGCCACCACCAGCAGGCGTAGCCCAAGTTCCATCGCCTCTCCAGAATGTAGAAGAGGATGCTCCAGTTCCTGAGTTTAGATTGGTAACAGGAAGGTTACCTGTTACACCCGTTGATAGCGGGAGACCCGTTGCGTTGGTTAGAGTTCCAGAAGAAGGCGTCCCTAGAACACCACCGTTAACAACAAAAGCACCCGACGATCCTACGTTAACACCTAGCGCAGTTACGACACCCGTTCCCGTCGTGGCCGAACTAATACCTACTCCAGAACCACCACCCACAAGGATTGCGTTGGTAAGCAAGGTGCTTGATTGCGTCACCATGCCGCTAGAGGTGTTTGTTTGGTTGCCTAAAGCAGTGACAACCCCTGTACCAGTCGTTAGGTTAATGAAGCCACCAGTACCGTTACTTGCTAACAGTTGATGACTCACGCCCGTTGTAGCAGGAGCAGCACCTAGCGTGTTGTAGCTAATTGTCCTGGCAGCAGACCCGTCAAAAGTGATCCCAGAAGAGTCCCCAGAACCTGAATTATTGAAGGTTGCCGCATTGGTTGTTGTTCCACCACCGCCAGAATATTGAGGAATATTAAGGGTGCTTCCTACCAGTGTTGCAGCGCCTGAAGTACCTGTGGTAGTAAGCGTGATGGGCGATTGGTAGTCTGTACCTGCTGTTGCAGCAGCGATGACGCCAGAAGTTGCTTTAAGCAACCCAGTCGTTGTTGCAGCCTTAATTAACTTACCAGTGGTGCTATCAAACAATGCAATCTGGCTATCTGTTGCCGAAGCTGGGCCAGAAACATCTCCAGACCCAGAAGGCGCATCCCACGCAAAAGCGGAGCCATTCCACTTAAGGTAAGTGCCTGAAGTAACTGGCGCGGTAACAAAGGATGTAGTGCTTGAACCTGTCTGGTAAACAATACGATTAGTGCCGCCGCCCGATATGGCAGCCGCATAACCAGCAGAACCTGTAATATCAATCGACCAGGTTCCAGTTGCTCCAGTACCTATCGTGCTTGGAGCGCCAACTGTGTTGTAACTAATTGTCCTGGCTACTGATCCATCAAACGTTGTACCTGATGCTGCACCTGAACCTGAATTGTTTATGGTCAAAGCATTGGTCGTCGTTCCTCCGCCAGCAGCGGCCCATGCAAAGGTAGTTCCATTCCACGAAAGGTAAGTGGAGCTTGTTGTTGGAGCGGTAATAAATGACGTTGCGCCTGAACCAGTCTGGTAGGCAATCTGATTAGCGGCACCGCTTGCAAGATTAGTTGCTGTGGTTGCAGCATTGGCGCTACCAGAAATACTGATAGTCCAAGTTCCTGAAGCACCCGAACCAGACGTGGGTACAAATGCTCCAGCAGAACCTACATTGACTGCCAGTGCTGTCGCAACCCCCGTGCCTAATCCACTTACACCCGTTGAAACAGGCAACCCAGTTGCATTCGTTAACGTAATTGTGGATGGTGTGCCAAGGTTAGGCGTTGTAAGCGTTGGCGAAGTAGCAAATACCAAACTGCCACTTCCTGTTTCATCAGAAACAGCGGCTGCTAAGTTGCTTGATGATGGGGTCGCTAAAAAAGTAGCTACGCCAGACCCAAGACCGCTTACACCTGTTGAAATAGGTAAGTCAGTGCAATTTGTTAGCGTTCCAGAAGAAGGTGTTCCTAACGCACCTCCTGGTGCCACATAATCAGTGCCAGCAGTGGCTGCAGCAATAACCCCGCTAGTAGCCTTGACCATGCCCGTGGTAGTAGCCACTTGGATAGTCTTGCCGGTTGTTCCATTGAATAAAGCAATCTGCGCATTTGTCGATGATGCAGGCCCGTTAACATCGCCAGCGCCAATCGTAGTGCGAATACCTGCTGCTGTAGTTGCGCCCGTGCCACCATTTGCAATAGGCAAAGGCGTTCCAGAGTAAGTAACCGCTAATGTTCCCGTCGTTGTGATGGGGGAGCCTGAAACTTGAAGGAACGCTGGAACAGACATTGCAACCGAGGCAACACTCCCGCCACCGCCACCCCCACCTGCTGCATTTTTAACTGACAGCAATTGAAAGCTCGTACCGTCATACATTAAAGACGCAATAGCACCAACAACAATAGCGTTGGCTGACAATGTGCTGCCATCTGGGTAGATGATGTTCTTAGCGCCCTGCCCGTTCACGTTTAACGTGCATGGGCCTGTATTTGCGGTCGTTGCCTGAAACTGAATAGCAAGACCGGCTTGGTAAGTTGTCGATAAACCAGACAGCGTTACAACATAGGCATCAACAGTACCTGAATCTAAAGCATAGTTGCTATATGTCGAAGCATCATTAAGCGCTGTTGCAACGGTACTAAAATCAGCGTCCAGATTGGCAAGTGGTATGGACGTTGTTGCAGTGGCAAACGTATTAGGGATTGTTACTGGCTTTGCCATCAGAACCTCGCTCTTAGTTCATGTTCAAGCTGGAAGCCATTGAATGTGAAGGCTGGCGCCGTCGATGTTACCGTCATGCCAAGGTATTTGCCATACATCTGCGCATCCCACTTCAGCAGCTTGTACCCTTCAGTCAATTGATACCCAGACGAAATCCATTGCAAGGTGCTTCCAGCGTTATTTGTCCATGCAATGTTACTAAACGATATGTTTTGCCACGTTACAGCGTTACCAAGCGCAATGGACGTTGATGCGCGAGACTCGCTATCAATAGAAATATTCAATGAACCAGCAACGGTGACCGGAAATGTCGCTTCAACGCCTAATTTAAGCGCTTGCTTATCTCGTATCGGGTCTTTTAAGTCCCAAAGCGCCGTAACAACTTCGGTCGATATGTTTGCGGTTTGATCTTCGTACAGTTTGAAGAACGCGCCACCGGATTCAACACCATAAGAATTGATCAGCCCATTGACTGGCGACGAATTGATGTGCGTTAAGTTACCTTGCGAACTGATAAACCATTTGCGATCAAAGAAAACTAGTTGCACACGACGATAAGTGCCATTGTCGTTGTATCTAACATTCCATGCAGACACCAAGATGTTGTAAATCAGTGTCTGGCAACCCGTTACCGACGAATTGAAGTCGATATTCGGGAAAATGCCATCAAGCGCATCGCTAATCTTGGTTGTTGTAGCGCCAACCAAAGCATAAACACCGTAGCGGTTAATAAATAAGATGCTACGAAAGTATGCAAAGACGCCTAGAAATAATTCTGTGCCAATTGAAGCGCTGATGTTGGTATTGGTGAATAACGTTTCGCCAAGCGTATTGACGCGAACGTCAGAAAACACATTGATTGACGATTCGCCAAAGATATACAAGAAGTTATTGGCCGCAATGATCTGCGTAATGTCGCCATACAGCGTAGCATCGACTAACGTGATGTTGCCAGCAGAGATGCTTGTAAAGTCGTTATAGCTATCTGCTGCCGTGTAGTAGATGGTTCGACCGTCAGCGATCCATACACGGCCAGAAAATGACTGAATACAAGTGCCAGGTTGGTTGATTGCATCAGCCGTAGCGGTTGCACTGCTACCAGCACCATTAGGATCGGCCACATAAAGCAATGTACAGGTTCCATTAGCAGCAGAACCGCTTGTATGGCTAGGCGCTGTGCTTGATGTCGTGCCACCTACCGTGACGTAGTAATAATTGCCGCCTGAAGAAAGCAACCTTCCAGCCTGATATGCCGTGGTTGACGCCCAAGCCACTGCACCCGATGTTCCAATGTAGACCGTAGGAGCCGAGGTGTAACCAGTTCCATACTCGCTAATGGTTATGGCCGTCACTGCGTTAGCAGTAACCGTTGCTGTAGCCGTCGCTTGTATGCCGCCTGTTTGATTAGGCGTTGAGAAAGTTACGATAGGCGCTGATGTGTATCCTGAACCTGCTGCCGTGATCGTAATGGTGCCGACCGAACCGACCCGAACGAGATTCGTCCCGTCGAACGTAGCGTATCCATAAGTTGTGTCAATGATGAGGACTCGCTCATTCTTCCATTGACTGATCTGAGTGCGGGTTCCGCTGAACGTGCCTGAGCTAGCCAGGGTGATCGGTGCGGTAGGGGTTTCCAGGCTGACATACTGCGCACCTCCATTGGTGAAGAACGCAAACATGTAGGCAACACCATTGATATTGGCTGGTGCCATGTAATGCACCGTGCCGCCCCAACTGAAATTTGTACTGCTATAGGTAACGCGTTTTTCTTTGGGTATGACTTTTAGATTCGAGTAGCCAACGGGCATGACGTTTTCTATCCAGGCAAACTCATTTTCCTGAATAGCCGTGCGGTTGGCTTTGGTGTTAAGCCCTTTGAAATCCTTGGTAACGTGGTAGGACTTCTTTTGCTCAACTGCGGCCATGATTACTGAACCGAGTAAGGCGTTGGTAAACGACGCGTGAAGCTCGAATTAATCGCTGCCAGTAGCTGTTTCTTGTACTCAGCATTGAATATTTCTGCTTCACCGTAAGATTGCTCTTTGTACTTAGCCTTGTAAGCCGCATAGAAAGCTACAGGCGAGGTGTATGGCTCTAAGATCACTTCAGTCTGCGAATCAGACGTCAGAGGCGATGGCAACAAGATCGTATCAACCTCGATGACATAGACTTGATCAGGTACTGGGCCAAAGTAGACTTGATTTTGACCATATCTTGTAAAAGCTATGGGTCTTCCTGTGTAGTTCTGCCAAAACCGCAACTCAGCGTTGAATTGCGTCCATGACATGTATCGCAATGGTATGCGTGTGTTACCCCAATACAGATTGATGTTCAATACATCAAGAATCTGCTCTGCCCACGAAGGCAATGTAAGGGTCGATATGTTAAAAACTTCAACCGAAGTGGTGGTAGCACCCGTCAGGATATTGCGCAGACAACCGGTGTCACGGACAACTCGATGCCGAGCACCATTGATGTAATCGGTTAGCTCGGTGTCTGTCCAAAAGTTGCCAGAAGCATCATGCAGCAGTCTTCTAACTTCTGCGATATACCCTGAGTAGGTTGCCATTTATGCCTCATCGCTTGTCTGGGGCTGGACTTTGACCCCAGCTCGCCCACGCGGAGTTTTCTCTTCTC